GAAAGTTTCCCACAGTGGGTGTTTTTCCTATATAGGGCATGTTCCTCCTTAATTAATTCCGTATAATGTTATTGTTCCTGCGTCTATGTCTCCGCTAGCAAATGAAAATTGCACAGCGTCTATGGCTGATGTAGTATTCGCATATCCAGCTATGAAATTATTTCTAGATCCATCTCCTTCATCAGTGGCATTATTAGTTGCTATAAAATGTTTTACAAATGTTGTAGAGGAAGGGTTAAATAATGTTAATGTACCAGATATTGCTTGATCATTATCATTACCACTACCTGCTAATTGTTGAGTGCCACTTCCTTGTGCTAAATCTTGAGTAGTTCTATATTCAAGAGCTTGGGTTAAACTAACTTCTTTATTTCTTGCCCTAAAAAATGTTGTAGTTTTTACAACGTTATAGTTACTACCAGCATCTGTGCTTAAATTAAATACAAAACTAACATCATTAGTTTCTGGATGAATATTGTTATAGATAAACACATACTCTTTAAAAGTATTATCTAAAACCACATCACTAGAACCATCAACAAAAGATAATGTAGAACTAGAACTAGCTGTAAGTTTTTTGATAAATCTCATGCTACCACCCTCAAATGTAGCTTCTAATCCGTTAGCACTAGAATTAAATCCAATGCCTTTACTAGCCACTGGTGTCACATTAAGACTATTAAATTTTAATTTATTAAGTGCCATTAACTATCCCCTATTCCATATAATTTTATAGTACCAGAATCTATGTTTCCAGTATCAGCTTGAAATTTTATAGCATCTACTGCAGAAGTTGTATTCATATAACCTCCAGTAAAAACATGATTTGATTGTGTCTGGGGATCACCAGCATTATTAATTTCTGTCATATAATGTTTTACAAAAGTCGTGCTAGAGGGATTAAATAAAATGACTGTACCACTAATTGACTGATCATTATCAGCACCTATAGTATCTGTAAAATATATTCCATTTGTTGCATTTTCACCACCTCTATTTTCAATTGCAAGAAAAGTTGCTGAATCATCTTCTAGATGACCTGCGTAATGATAAGATGTAGTCATAGCAACATTATAATTTGAGCCAGAATCTGTGCTTCCAAAAATTCTCATTAAAGTTCCAGAACTAGCCACATGCAGATTAATTAATTTAAATAAATAGACAGGATATGTGTTATCTAACACCACACTAGAACTACCATCTACAAAAGCTAAATTACTACTAGAACTTGCAGTTAAAGTTTTAATTAAAGTCATGCTGTCTGCAGTAGCAGTTTCAAGGCCATTAGCACTAGAATTAAATGCCAAACCTTTACCAGCTGCAGTTGTTAAATCAAAACTATTAAAATTAAATTTTGTAAGGGCCACTATAATACTCCATACATTTTGATTGTACCAGCTTGATTTCCTGATGAAAATGCAAAAGTAATTTTATCTAAAGCAGTTGTTGTATTAAAATAACCAGCAGCAAAATCATCTATTGCATAATTATTATGTGTATAACCATGCACACGACTAAAAAAATGTTTTACAAAAGTTGTGCTAGTTGGATCAAAAATATGTAACGTGCCAGAAAGACTCTGATCATTATCGTTTCCTATTGTTCCACATAAAGTTTGCATGGATGTGCCATTTGCTTGATCCTCTGCTGTTTTATATCCAAAATCAGTAGTTGCACTTTCATCTTGTGCTGCTCTAAAAAATGTTGAAGTAATAGACTGATTGTAATTTGTGTTACCTGATGTATCTACTTGAAAAGCGTATTTAACACTATCAGTTACTGGGTGAATATCTATTAATTTAAAAATGTATTCTTTGTAAGTGCTAGTAAATCCAGTCGCCAAACTTCCATCAAATGTAATATTACCTGCATTAGTAACTGTTACAGTATCTATTAACACCAAATTCCCATCAAGATCCCCTGTCTCTAGACCATTATTGCTTGAATTAAACTTAATAGCCTTGCTTGCAGCAGGCGTTACATTCATGCTATTGAAGTTGACCTTAGAGAGTGCCATGGGTTAGGCTCCAAATAATGCTTCTATTTCAGCATCTGTTAATGCTTCTCCTGCTTTTAATTTAGCTTTACCTGATGTTTTTGCATTTGCTCTAGCTGTTTCAGCATCTTTTAATTCTTGTATCTTTGCATTTACTTCTGCTTCAGATGGCATAGTTGCACCGTTTTTAATAATTTTAATATACTTGTATTGCATACGTTGATCATTAGGAATTTTATTTCCTTCATCATCATGTGTTTTCCAGCCATACCACATACCACCATTAAAAGTTGCTAATGCTTTTTGTAAATAATCTATTATCATTGACTATCTCCTACTCTCATAAAATAAAAACCAGTATAATTAAAATCAGTATTTCCAATTATTTCACTACCACTACTTATACTATCAGCAACGTGTTTTATTTTTACATTTGATGTGTCGGTACAATTTACAAGTGTATGTTTATTAGCTGTTCCACTACCTACAACTGCTCCATTTGCATAATTACTTTGAACAACTAAATCCCATGCAGTGCCATTATTAGCAGTAGCATAAATTGCTAAAACTACTGTATCATTTGCTGCATTTTGCAAAGTTCCAAAATGACCAACTTGATACAATCCTGTAGATGGAAAACTAAAAACACCAGAACTAACAGACATTCCAGTTCCTATTTTTGAAAATGTTGCATCATCAACTCTTTCTAAATTTGAACTAATTGGATCTTGATTAGATGTTATAGTTGCTGTTAATCTAAACATATCATATTCAGTAATTCCACCACCTTTAATTAATGAGTAATCTATTCTTTTTAATGTACCAGCATCACTAACTAAAAATTCGTCTGTATCTGCTGGCTCAGAAGCTAGTGCATCCTTACCAGAAATCAAATCATTACCAACCATAGCAGCTGTAATACTATTAGTTGCAGGTGTTACAGTTTGTAATGCTCTTCCTAGAAATACACAG